CAGCGGAGAGATCGGATCGCAGGCAAGCTGGCAAAACTACACCAGCAGCGCAGAGAAATATGCCAGACAGCTTGCGCTACAAGACAACACTATCCTGATCGAGACAACGCCCACCGAACTTATCGTGATGAAGATGAGTGAGGAGATGTTGAAGGGTCTGGAGTAAACCATCAAACACAGTGCAAATCTTCCTACCCTACGCAGACATCGAACAGTCTGCCCGCGTGCTAGACACACAGCGGCTAATGAAACAAAGGGTCGAGAGCTATCAAATTCTCAACACCCTACAAGGCAAGTCAACTGGCTGGCGCAGTCATCCCGCCGTGCGCATGGTGCGAGACTATCAAGCGTGGCTCTGTCTATACTCCATCAAGATTTGTCAAGAAGCACGCCGCCGTGGCTATCAAGACAGCCTACTCCCTCATTTCGAAAAAGAGATTCTCACTTATCCTTACATCATCCAGCCTCATTGGCTCGGGTCTTATCTACACAAGACGCATCAGAGTAATCTGATCCGCAAGAAAGCAGACTACTACAGACCACACTTTCCGAATGTCCCAGACAATCTACCTTACTTCTGGCCACCACTATGAAACACTTCCCCATTAAAGAAATCGCCATCAACGCCACCGTCATACAAGAAGAACAAGCCCCGCCAAAGAAGCATTACTTCTATTGCTATCAATACAGCATGAACGGACAGTGGTTCTCAGGTATGCTACACGCCACGCCACAAGAAGCTCTCAAGGATATAACAGATAACTCAATCATTCACAAGAAACTCTGTTGTATTGTCCTATGACCTATGAGCAATCAATCTCTCAATGAACTCGATCTCCTTCTCGGCCTACCTAAGCCGGTCGAAGAGATGACAGACAAAGAACTCGAACGCTTTCTACTTCAACACTTTCCCCATACACGCCCCACCGGCACCGATCTCGCTTCCCTGCTCAACGACCCGCTGCTCAAAGGCATAGACGTTCAAGCCATCATCAACCAGACACAAAACTTTAAGTTTAAGAAACCATGAAACTATCCTATAAAGATCTGCCGCATGAAGGCATTCCCTCTGTCATCCCAATCAACGCATCGGGGCTAAAGATCTCAGCGTGTCCGCGCCGTTGGTTCTTCACAGTCTTCCTCGGCCTCAAGCCTAGAGAAGACATCACTGCACTCACCGTCGGCAAGATCATTCATAAGTTTGCAGAGAACGTAGCGTTTGATCGCAGCGGAGAGAAGTGGCAAGATGCCTGTATGGAGGCATTCAAAGAGGCAAAGGAGAAGAACCTTCCAGTAAAGGATCAAGATCAGATTCGCAAAGCCCTAACCGCTGCGCCTCTTACGTCGCTTCCTATTCCCTTAAAGTTCGGCGACAATCGAGGGGCTGAGTTTCACTTCAACATCCCAGTCGTTGACCGGCCGGGCTTCGCATACATGGGCACAGTAGACGTGCTATCTGCAACGCCCGCCGGGATTGTTCAGATCACCGACTATAAGACCACACGCAAGTACGCATTCAAAGACGCAGTAGCGGGCTACGAAGGCGACACGCAGTTTTCTTTCTACTACTATATCTTCAACAAGTTTGCCTATGATATCTTCCGCGACGATATCAACTATGCAAACTCTGCATGGTATCGCCGCATGGTGATCCGCACGTTGATCGTACAGATCTCTTTGCCAGCCCCAGCGTGGAGGCTTGGCCCAGACTGGAGCTTCACTGAGGAGCAACTCACAGAGTTCGGAGTCGAGGTCTCTGATCGCATTGACAATTTCTCAAGAGATATCAACGAAGCCTTGGCCCACGATAAGCTCCCGCCGCCTAGTGGCAAGGCTTGCAATGCCTGCCCGAGCTGTCCCTTCAAGCGTATCTGCTTTGCACAGAACTCCGTGCAGATTGAACTCTTTTTGTCGGAGTGTTCTATAACTAAGTATGAACCTCTGGCTTGGTAAAAACTAAAACATATGGAAACAATCCCTGTAGAAAAACAAAATCCTAAATGGCCACGAACACTAATCGCCCTCGTGGGTCCGAGTGGTTGCGGCAAGTCTACATCCTTCCGCAACGTAGATCCCGCGCGCACAGTTATCTTCGATGCCGAGCGAAAAGGTATGCCCTTTCGTGTGCGCGACGACAAGCTAGTCGTTCCGATCGACAGCTATGATAAGCTCACGGTCGAGCTGAACAAGCTGAAGAAAGACACCACGAAAGATCTCGTCGTGATCGACTCTATCACCGCCGCGATTGATCAGTTGCAAGTTAAATGTGAACAAATCTACAAGGGCTTTGACATCTGGAAGAACTACAACGACGGCATTCAAGCGTTGTGCACCAATCTAAAAAGCCTAGATAAAACCGTGATCATCACTGGGTTAGAGGAAATTGTCCCAATTCAAGGCCTCGACGGCAGCATGACAACCCGCCGCCGTCTCTATGTCCAAGGTAAAGAATGGGCAAACAAAGGCATCGAGTCTGAGTGTCTCGCTGTGTGGTCTGTCTATGCTAAGAAAGAAAAAGGCAGCGACACGATCCAATACTTCTTCGCCACGCAGACCGACGGCGTGACCACCGCGAAGACTCCTATCTTCTGGGGCTTGCCTAATCCCATGGAGAATTGCGTAGTCAAGGCGTTGAACAAAGTAGCAGTAGAACTTCTGAAGCCTTAAAAATATGAGCGAATATATTCCAGCCAACGATAAACAATATCCCGAAAAAGAAGCCGAGATCCGAGTGATTCTTAAAGTCAAACAGAACTCTGACGGTAGCGTTACCGGTTATGTCTATAGCTTCGACATCAATAACTACGAAGGTCTTATTCCGAACGCTACTCATCTCCTTAGAGAGTATGACTTTGAGTATGCTACAGATAAGATGATCGAAGTAACGATTGATCACGTCCTCAAAAACAGAGCTTAACAACTTGGCCCACAGAAAGCTCCTCCCCATTTGTCGGTGACAGTGTTAGTCAATAACAAACAAACAAACAAAACTAAAATGAAAAAAGGTACTGAAGTCAAGATCGGATTCATCCCCGCCAACGTGTACAAGGTTCTTGTCCACCGCACCGAGACCCGCCAGAGCGGTAAGGGATTCAAGATGGTTGTCTGTGAGTGCGAGATCGTTGCGCCCGAGACTGCTATCGCCAACGGTACAACCTATAAGACCCTCGGTTCGAAGGGCAATATGTACATCATGCTAGAGAACAAGAACGGCGTGGACTCTGCGCTTGAGCTTCTTGCCGCGCCGCTGCAGGTTGTCGGTCTGTATGACAATCTCCCCGAAGATTACAATGACGTAGATGTGGCTGAGGTTCTGTCCTCGCTGCAAGGTCACGCCTTCAATATGCTCGTTCAGTCTCAGCCCGAGTATGTCAGCGACGATCCCTCTAACAGCCGCGATCTCAAGTTCGCCAAGCGCGACGAGAACGGTGAGGCTATCATCAAGCGATACAACACTCAGTTTGATTTCTCGCAGGTCAAAGGCGTTGCCTCTCTCCTGTCTGCATTTTAAGTCTATCAGATAGAATGGTTACTATCGAGTAGACATGCGCCTCTTAGAGAGACTGCGAGACTTTCTAAGAGGTTTGATTTTGTGGTAAGGAATAGAGCGCAGAGAGAACCTGCGACCTGGGATTTGTGAACTCCCTTCATTGAACACCTTACCACTACGTTAGACATATCGCACCGCTGGCAGACCGGATAAAGTCTGCCTTTTATTTTCTCTTAAATTAACCACCTAATGATAGCCCTCGTACTCCATGGACCTTCGCGATTTGATAAAGAAAACAATGGTATTCTGCTTGGACCTGCTGGTGATTTCACTCGTAGCGTTCTTGCTATGCACGGCATTGATCTGGATAATCCAAAAGAACTCTTCGTTACTTTCGCAGACGACTTCTTCAAGAACTCCAACAAGCCAAGCGGAATCAAGAAGATAATCTTTGCCGGGGCTAAAGCCCTAGATTATCTGCCGCTCGCCAAAGATAAAACCCTCGATGCCTTTCGCGGCGTAGTCTATACCTCAGCAAACAAAACTCAATACATCGTAACCTATTGGCCGCAAGATTGTGTTGACGCATGGGCTATGGAAGATGCTTTGGATGGAGACAATGACAATGAAGATGCGCTCGACAAAGACGACGGCAAAAGCACAAGCCCAACGAAGCGCAGTAACTACTCTTTCTGGTTCGCCCAAGACATCAAGAAACTCCTAACTTATGACCCGCAAAAAGTTCAACCTGAACCCCAAGTCTACAACTGCCAGCGAGCAGACCAATGCACAAGTGTCTTCGACCACGAAGGTCCAATCTTCTTCGACATTGAGACTCACCCCAAGACAAACACCCTTACCTGCTTGGCCATCGCGTGTGGAGAGAGTCCTGTTTACTCTGTTCCTGTGTACGATTGGGGCGGCAATCTCAATGTCGGTGTGGTATTCTTTGCACGGTTCATAAGAGAGCTAAAGAAACGCAGAGTCGTCATACACAACGCCCTCTTTGACCTATGCTTCCTCGCCGCCTTCTACAAAATCCCATTTGGAACTGATATCTATGACACCATGGTCGCAGGCCACAGAATCTTTCCGGAAGCTGAGAAGTCTCTGGCCCATCAAACAACGCTTTTTTCTAACCGACCCTTCCACAAAGATGAAGCAGGGAACTTTGATCCTCGCAATCGAGCACAATTTGAGCAGCTCCGCGCTTACAATGTTAAAGACGTTATTGTCCTCCGAGAGATTTACTACGGTCAGATTGACCTCATCTCAAGGGACCGTGGACTTCAAGACTCTGTCGATCAAGCTAGTCGATCCCTCGCAGACTACGCCTTCATGTCCCTCCACGGAATGCACTTCGATCCCGTTAAAAGAGGATATATAGTTAGACGATGTGAAGAACGCTATAAGCAACTTAACAGGGTCCTCAAGATCCTCGTCGGCTTCGACCTCAATCCCGGCAGTCCCGATCAGGTCGTGAAGTATCTCCATCAGCAGCTAAGATATAAACCAGAAAAGACAACAGACAAAGGCGCACCCTCTGTCGCCGGGGATGCTTTGTACAAAATAAAGATCAAACACCCTAAGAACGTAGCCATCGACGTGATCTTCGAGATGCGTCGTATGGTAAAGCTTAAGGGTATGCTAGGATTTCAACAGTGGATTTGGGAATATTAAAATTATGCAAGACATTAAAATAAAAGACGAATCAATCGCAGCCTCCTTCATGCGCGCCGCCGTGTATGACGAGAGCAAGTTTGGCCACGTGATCTCAATGCCAAAGCTTAACGGCCTAAGATGTATGTATCTGCCCGGCCAAGGCTTTTATTCACGCGATGGCAAGCGGTGGAATGATTCCGTGCTATCCTATATCGTCCCGCCAAAGACAGACTACATCATCGACGGCGAGTTGTATTGTCACGGCATGAGCCTTCAGGCTATCAATAGCGCAGTGGCAGTCACGCGCATATATCCCGGCCCTAATGCCCATAAGATAACCTTCAACGCATTCGACATCGTAGAGCCTAAGTTCAACGCCATGACGCGTATGCTTATGCTAGACAAGATTCTCCGCGACGATCATTCTTACTTCGGAATGTATCTTATAGACTGGGAAATCTGCAAGTCGCGCATTGATCTCGACAAGGCCTATGAAAAGTATCTCGCCCTCAACTATGAAGGACAGATGCTCAAGAGCGTGTTCGGTTCTTATATGCCGCAGGGCGAGAAGGAACGCCCGACGATGAATCTGCAAAAGCGCAAGGCATTTCTCGACGACGAGTTCGAATGCATTGGGCGCGTCGTCTCGACGGAAGGTAAGTGCAAGGGTAAGCTAGGCGCACTTAAGTTCATCACTTCAAGGGGCGTAAGCTTTGAGGTCGGCACAGGCTTCACCGACGAGGAACGCGAAGAGTATATCGCACCTAACTATCATTTCCAAAAGAAAGCAACGATCAAGTATCTCAACCTCACAGACGACGGTCGCCCGTTCAATGCGTCATTCATCGGATGGCGCGAGAATCTCTAAAAATATGTTCACACAAAATCTACCCAAGCATCTCTACCTAAACGTAGACACAGCCTTCACGCACAAACATCCGCAAGGCTATATGCCTGCGATATGGTTCGCCATAACATCAACGCCCGGCCGCGCATGGGGTTGTCATGTCTTGCTGGAGAACGGCGCAATCTATCGCAATCTTCCGCTCCATGCGCTATACTTCGGCTCTGATATATTTCCCAGCGAATGGCCGCTTAAACAATCTCAACGCTGGGATTGCTACGGTTGGAACTTCGAAACTATCCAGTACACTTATCTGCGAGGTCAGCGTTGTATGGCAGATTGCGACGGCGTTACACACTACGGCGACTATCTCTTCACAGCCGCGCCCTTCGACGATGGCTTCAGTGACGATCCAGAGCAGAGCAAAGAGTTCCTCTTTATCGAACTCGACAACGGTCGCGTCACGGTCCAGCCCACAAACAAAGTCATGATCCTCGACGATAGCTTTCATAAGAATACTGACTGGCCAACGGGCCTTAAAGTATCTAAAGAGATTTATTCTTGCGAATAGCTATGCCCACTCCACACATCCACTGTCTGACTTCTCTTAAAGTGGCGGGCACAGGAAGCTTCCGCCTCGCCTCTGGCCAATTCCTAGGCAACTACGGAGCTAATCTGCAGAACCCCGACAAAGAAGCTCTCGATATCTATATCGCACCGCCGGGCATGAGCTTCGTCCAGTGCGACCAAAGCGGCGCAGAGGCTCTCATCGTCGCCTATCTCACACGACCGGGCAAATACAGAGAGCTCTTCAGCGTGGGCATCAAGCCTCATACCTTCATCGCGCTGCATATCTTCTGCG